ACTCAATAATTAATAATTAATAAATAAAAATTATGGCATCACTTGGAAGCAAGTTACAAACTAAAGAGATGACTTGGAACGCTAACATGACAGAGCAAAACCATTTAGGAGCAGCTCTTATAGCAGAACCAACAAAACTCATGGGTAAGATGGACCAATTGTTCTCTTCTCAAAACTACTACTCGGACAATCCTTTATCATCTTTATTGATGGGAACAAAAGCTGGGGAAGAAACTATTACAGGTACATCTTGGGAATGGGAATTAAAAGGGGCTAATACTAGACCTTTAGTTATCATTGAAAATGCATTACCTGCAGGAACTATTAAGCCAGGACAATTCAATACAGCTTTTAAAATTAAGTTGGATGAAAATTGGTTTATGCCTGGGGATGTTATTACACCAGGTACTTCTAACAAGAAGTATCAAGTGAGAATAACTGATGAAGTTCAAAGACATGGGGATGGTTGGTTATATACTGTTGTATTAATGACTGCAGACCCTTCTTTATTTTTACCGGTTAGGTATTTAACTCCTGGCACTCAATGGGCTAAATTATACTCACAATATGAAGAGGGAGCAGAACAATCAGGTTCTACTCAATTTAGTTTACCTATTGCTTTAGCAAATAAAATGGGTAAATATAGAAAGACTTACAAGATTACAGATTATGCTGATCAAGAAGTTTTATCTGTTGCTATCCCTGATTCTAAAGGGGGTTATCACACTTCTTGGATGAATTATGCTGAGGTTGAATACTGGATGCAATGGTACAGAGAGTTAGAAAGAGGTTTCTGGTACTCAAGAAGTACTGAGATGGTTATGGGAGCTACAGGAAGACCTGTTAGATCTGGACCAGGTATCCAAGAGCAATTAGAGGATTCTCATATTCATGAGTATACTCACTTAACTGCAAGGTTAATTGAAGATTACTTAATGGACATTTTCTATTCTAGAGTTAAACCTGGAAATGGGAGAAAAGTTAAAGGTTATACTGGAGAGTATGGAATGATTCAATTCCACAGAGCTATTCAAGACTGGGTTAACAAAGGTGGGTTTATTAAAAATGTTGAGACATTTACTAAAGGCATATCTTCAGAATACCATTCTAATGCACTTGAAGCTGGTTTCCAATACGTTAAGTATACAATGGCTAATGGTTCTGAATTAGAGTTGATTCACAATCCTTTGTATGATGATAGAAATATCAACTTTGAAATTGACCCTATCTCAGGGTATCCAATGGAATCTCAAAGAATTACATTCTTAGATTTCTCTGGAGAAAATTCTAAAAGTTCTAATGTAAAAATTATGAACAAGAAAAACTCTGAGTCATTTGGATATGTAGAGGGAATGATAGGACCCTATGGACCTAAAAAAGGTGGAGCTATGTCTCACTCTGGAGACTATTATGAAATGCATGTTGGTAAATCTTGTGGTGTTCACATCCACGATATTACTAAATGTGGAGAGCTTATTCTTAAAAGAGCGTAAGTTTAAAATAAAAAATAGTATATTTGCAAGTGGGTTTCGGCTCACTTGCATTTAAATAATTAATACAGAAGAGAATGAAGATAGAAGTAAGACCAATTATTAGAAAACAATGGCACGGAAAGTCTGGTAAAGAGAGTTATACCAGGTCAAGAAAGATCCAAGCTTTAGTAAATGAAGATCAAAAATACCAAACAGGATTATCAGAGGATGATATTGAATGGTTAAAGAAAGAAGGTTTTGGTGGAGATTTAAGTGATACATTTAATGCTTCAGAACCACACTCACTTTGGGACTCAAAGATGGGTATTGTAGAGTTAAAGAACTCTACTCAGTTTTTTGATGATCAAAAAACTATTGATAGAGTTAAGATTGGTATAATGAGAGCTAGCACAAGGGTTGCAAATTCTATGAAAGAGTATACTGATGGTATCTGGGATGAGGCAACTCATGTCATTTATGATGAAAAAGAAGAAATTAGTGTTGTGGCTTCAAAGCTAGCGATTAAAAATAATGCAATTATAAGAGCAAATGATTTATCTGTAGAAGATAAAGCTAATATTGTTCACATACTTGCAGGTAAGAATATAAAAGACAAGTCTAATGGTTTCATTGAGGTTGAATTGAATAAACTTATCGAGAAAGATGCTAAGAGTGTTATAAGAGTAATGGACAGAGATGCTGAAACAATTATCCTTGAGACATTAATCTTAGATGCATTGAAAGCAAATGTATTAAAGAAAAAAGGACACAAGTATTATTACTATGATAATTACCTTGGAGGAAGTGTTGAAGATTTGATAATTTATTTCAAAGACGAAACCAACCAAGAGCTTAGATTTACCATAGTGTCAAAACTTGAAAATTAATAAAATATGACTATTGAGGAAATGCATTATGACTTTAAGACTAAGATCAACAAGATTGATACTCAGTCTTATAGGAATTTAAAAATTCCAGAGATAGATTGGGCTTTAAATGAAGCACAAGAATTATTTGTAAAATTAATTGCAGAGCCTAGAATAAAAAATGGTTTGGGATTTGAAACAAGCCAAAGAAGTATAGATGATATTAGGACAATTGTTGTTAATCACAACTGTGTTCCTATTATAAATAATATTGCTACTCTACCAAATAACTATTGGCATTTTATTGGTGCTGAGATAGAGATGGAAAAAGGAGCATGTACTGATGTAAAAGGAAAGTTTCATGTTAAACAGCATGATGATGAATTTGAAATCAGTCCTTTTGATAGGTCTTCATTTGAATGGAGAGTTGTTAATGGGGTATTTTTTGAAGGTGGTGTAAAGTTTTACACAGATGGTACTTTTACCTTAAACAATTTTTGTTTAAGCTACATAAGAAAATTAGCGTATATTCATTATGCTTCTGGATTTAATGTGGTAGGTTATAATTTACCTTCTGGAACCTCATTGAGTGGTACTGTGAATTGTGAACTCCCAGAACATACTCATAGAGAGATAGTAGATTTAGCTGTAAAAATAAAATCTGGAGAAATTCAAAGTCCTGACTACAAAATGAAGCTAGATAAATTAAACATGAATAAAATAAGTTAAAATTAAAAATTATGAGTAGAAATAATGATGTATTTCAAGTCCTAGTGACAAAGGATAATCTGGCTTTACCTGCTTTAGGTACAGATATTGGCTCTTTACTTCCAAATCAAATTGGGATATTTGACGCTAATTCAAACTTAGCTGTTGATGGTGCTACTCCTATCCGTGACTTCTACATTGCTGTAGGTGTTGACAGGAATGGAGACGGTGCTATAGATGATGTTAAGAAATCTGCAGGGCAGCTAATCCAATCTAAAAATATTAAGTTTTTAGACTTCAAGCCACATACTGCGGCTCAACCAATGATTCTTGATATCACAGACTACAAGGCTGAATGTGATTCTGAATATGCTATTAAATTAGAGTTTAGAAATCAAGAGATTTATAGAATCCAAGGTAGTAACCAATTTACACACACTTATGCTATTACTACAGCATGTTGTGAAGGTTGTGATACTTGCCCTTCTGGAAACTGTAATGAGATTACTAAGTTAATGAAAGCAGCTATTAACGCTGATTCAACAGGTTTAGTTGTAGCAACAGCTATCGCAACAGAACCATTAACAATTGCAGCACATGGTGTTTCAGTAAATTATGCTATCGGTGATGTTATCACCGATGCTGATATTGATATCATAATTGCATTTAATGAGAACCCAGCTAATGTGGCTGCTAAAGTTTGTACAGGTTTAAGACTTACTTCAGTTCCATTGAAAGTTAACTCTTTCTGTTCTGTGAACTTAAAGTACTTTAAACCAAGACAAACTGTTATGATTCCATCTTTAGTAGAAGGTTTTGATTGTAATGGTACTGTTACTATTGTACAAGATGTTGTTTTTGAACAAGGTTTAGGTTATGATATCCAACAAAAAGAATATCACGCAGGTGGTTGGTTTGGAAATTCTGGACCATACAGATTATCTGGTGTAAATGGTGTAGCAAACAGTGTAGAGTATTTTGCAATTAAAACTGTAACCTATGATCAATTTGCTTTAACATATGACCAAGAATCTTTATCTGGTTGGAAAGAGTACTCTAACAACTTAGCAACTATTGTAGCTATCCCAGAAAGTGATACTGTCACTAGAAACGCTTTTATAGCTGTTCTTGATGGATTAATGCCTATAGGATTTGATGCTTTAGCTGACGATGTGGCTGCTGCAAATGTTAACCCTGCTGTAGTAGAACAAATGGATGCTTTAACACCTAATACAGATGGTGTAGCGTAATACTAATATAATTTATTTATAATATGATTTTAATTAACTCATTAAATATAAATGGATTATCTAATGAAATTGAAGTGAACATCTCTACTGATATAGGTAGGGTGTTCACAACAGTTTTAATTTGGAATAGCAATACTTTTCAAGACCCCACTCAAGCAATTGATGTAAGTTCTTTATTGATAGGTACTACTCCAAATGAGGTGTTTAATATTCCAGCAGCAATGTTAGGAGTTCAAAACATATTAGGTGTTTGGTTTATAGAATTTACTAATGATGAAGTAATAGTCCCTGGAGCCTGTTGTGAAGACAATGTCAGACTTGGATTAGTTGCTAACTTTACACCTTACCATGAGTGTATACTTAATAATTTATTAACCTTAAAGATTGAAGGTTGTAGAGGTGTTCCTGC